AACGTATCCAGATAATGATACTTATGTAGGCCCAGCTTTTCTTGTGTCTGCTCCTCGTGTAACTGGCTCAAATGTAAAAAACTTAAATGCTTGTTTTATTTTAAACTATATTAACACTTTATCAGTACATTGTACTCTATTCAAGTACATTTCGTTTATGTCTATGAGCAATATTTATTGTAAGTGATAAAAACATCCTGCCTTAACCACCATCTTTGCTTCTCTTTGGTGTTATTTCTTAATCGCTGTTTAGGCACTTGGCCACCATTACCCATCTCTATGTCTTGAAAGTAAATATCTCCCTGTTGACCACCACCCGCCGTTAATTTAACTTGCCTAAATGCGTTCTTGATAGTCGTAGCTATGCGATGTTGATCGGCTGTACTTTCTCCGACATCAACAAATATTTGAGCTATGATAACTCCCTCTTCAAAGTATTGATTATCATCATTTAAAAGAGTCTCATTTCCCACTTCGATAAATAAACGAACCATTGGGCCACGCCCATTACCATCGGGTATCCGCTTATTTTCTTCTTCATAAATCGTAAACAAACTATTAGGAGTCGCAATAGTATCTTTGAAGAACTCATTTACTCGCGTGATTGTATCTAGACTCATACTCTTTTTAATCCAAGTTTTCTTTTACTTTTCTTGATGATGGCTTTTGATCTAATATTAGTCTTCTTAAAAAAGCCAGTTCTCGCTTGCGGTGAAGATCCTTGTTCGAGCTTTATTATATACCCATCTTCAGTAAATTCTGTGGCCTTCTTTCTTCTACCAGACTTAGTGAATTCCTTCTTTCCGCCAACTACACCATTTTTCACATAAGCAGTATCGTGAATTTTAAACTTAGATAGCTTTTTTAGTGCTTTCTTCTTTGCGCGGTTTCCTGTTTTAGTCTTATCGAATTCCTTTGAAAATCCTGCTGGTTCATCGTTGACCATTGCAACCCAGTTACCTTTAGCTAATCCCGTGTCTATTGGTGTCAATTTTGCATACTCGGCCGTCATATCAGCGGTAAATTCCTTAGTCAATTCCTCAGCGTTCTTTATGGCATGATCTAAAACTATATTTATAAAGTCACTTATATCATTGAGTGCCATGAAGATTACCTATAACCAAACGTTTCTTTTTTCGTACTTTCTAAGAGCAGACCATACACCTTGGGGGATGTCTTCACGTCCTTCATTATCCACCCAGTAAGCAATTAACTGAGCAAGTACTGATTGAATATCATTAGGCATTGTGGTGTCATCAGCGGCGAATCCTGCATTAACTTCTATCTTAATTGACTGCTGCTCTCTAAGTGAATTAGCGGTGAACGTCTGGCCTTCATTGAAAATAATCTGATCATTGAATAATCTATATTCACTTGAGTCAATGACCGTCTCAGTATTATCACGATCAAAAGCCGACACTTGCACAATGCTATTAACGTTTAGCGTATCTAAATCCATGACGTTTTTAAACTCAGGAAGATCATAATAGATCTCCCATACCTGATTTACAAATACTCTACCTACTCGCGCCTCCGCAAATGATGTTGCAACGGGGATATACTCAGTAATTTGAGGATCTGCAAAGTCATTATTAAACTGTGCAAATGTCTTTACCTGATCTAATGTAATAGGGAATCCAGCAGGGGCCGTTTTGAGTATTCGTTTCATTTATTTTCCACGGACAAATTAAACATCTTGTTTTCGTACTGTATCTTTTCTTTCTTTTCTTCATACAGTTTCGCTACACCTAAATCAATTAAACCATGTGAGGTTTCGGCATTAAAGGCAATTACTCTGCCCTTTACGTATGATTGATAGTGCTTAGTAAACTGTATTTTTATCATGATTGTTTTTTCTTTCTGCCGCGCTTCTTTGGCTTATCTTCAATGATAGGCTCATCAATAGGTAATTCTATATCAAGGGTGTGATTTAAAATCACAGGCTTTACTTCGACTTTATCAACAACTATCTTGGCAACTGACTTCTTAATCCATCTATCCGCAGTGTCAGAATCAACTTCAATAATATCACCTTTTTTAGACATATTCATCTGAACCATGCCTCTTAGGTAATACTTGAAATTATCTTTAAGAAATTCTACTTTCATTTTAAACGTCCTTGTTAAAGCCGCCCTCAATTAAGAGAGCGGCGATAATATTAACCAGTAACTACATGAGTTGGTGTAGCGCCTTGATTTGGATAACCAAGTACACATTGACCAATATTGAGCGCACCGGAAGTGGTGGTTGCACTTGTTACGACAGCACGAACATAACGCTTGTTAGTAATGAAACCAAGCTTGTCATGAGTATTGGCTGCGGCAAGAGCAGAGGCAGTACCAACGATTCTAGCGGCTGGAATATCAGCAGCATCTGAAAGGTTAGCTTCATCGCCTTCTTGTACCTTTAGCGTGTAAGTGCCATCAGTATAAGCACCAAGACGGAGAATCATAATCCCGCCCTCGTAGCCCTGAGTATCAACAACCGCGCCGTTAGTATCGGTATCAGTTGCAATAGTGGTTGCATCAAGAGCATTTACGCTCTTTGAATTGTTTCCTAGATCAGCAATCATTATATAATCTCCTATTATTTGATTTTAAGAAGTTTTACAGCATCGAAGTTTTTAACATCACCACCGACACGAGTACGGCCAGTAAGAGTAATAAACTTAGCGTTAGACTCGTTTCTATGAATAGAGAAGCCAACACGGTTTACTTTACGGTAAGCGGCTTGCAGGTCACCAAACATTACAGCAAGGGCGCCATCAGCTACAGCAGGCATACCAGCATCAAACAATACAGGATAACCTAGCAGGAACAAAGGAACGCGCTCATTGCTGAAAAACTGAATCTGATTACCAATCTGGTAACGAGACTGAGAATCTTTAGACGTGATCAGTTTAAAGAATGTCTGTCTACGCATCGCGAATGAAGCATTTGCATGATAGTCATCTTTAAGAGCTGCCGGAAGGATTTCGAGAACATCATCAAAATCGATAGCATCATCAACTTTAGATTCCAGTTGCTCAATTTGACCCCAACTTGTACCATCAGCATAAGTCAAAAGACCACGCAAAGGGCTGTTAGTTGTGCCAAGACCATTAAGGACACCATTAGCGTTCTTGCGCTCCATACCCATCTGAATAGAACTCATAACCTCAGTATCGAGATTAACAAAAGAGTCTTCAAGAACTGAGCGGCTAAACTGCTTTGGGAAATACTGTTCACCAACTGCAATGGAGATCTCTTTGAAGTCGTTATTACCAAGGTCTGAACCGGTGGCAGTAATCTGATCTTCATAAACACCATCGTCATAAGCGGCATTATCAAACGGTTCTTTCCACATATCGGAACCGACAGTAGTATTAGTAACCGCTAGAGCTACAGCACGACCATCAAAGCGTCTTTTTTCCATGCTTGTTGATCGCTCAGGGGCAACTAAATAACCGCCATTAGGATCAATAACACCGTTAATAGACTTAAGTTCTGTGTGAGTCAACGCACGCTCACCTTTACGGAAGAGCTTATCAATAGTCGATTTGATTTCTTGATACTGATCTAAATCAGTAATAACTTCACGATTCAAGCTCTTCAAGTTATCATTGAATGACTTAAGCTCTGCATGTTCGCATTTCTTTTCTTCAGAAACAACCTGATTGCGTGCAAGTCTTTTCTCAAGTACGCTAAACTTCTGCTCTACTTCTTTGAGTTGCTTTTCTTGCTTAAGTAGAATTTCACTCGAAGCACTACCTTTTTCTTCTTGCTCTTTCCACTTTTCGGCGGATGTAGATTGAAGATTTTTGACCAGTTCGGTCATTTCACCAACTTTATTATCGAGTTCAGTACTCATTATTTAACCTTTTAGTTCTTTAATTAATTTATCAAGAGCGCCGGATGTTTTGGCTTCTTGTTCTTCTAAAATACGAGCCTCTTCAAGCTCTTTCTTTTCATCGCTTTGTGGATCACCCACATTGCTATTCTTTTGAGGCTCGCCCCCAAAGGAAAGTTTTTTAACCTTAGCTATAAGCGCAACAGATGCATTCTTACTAAGACACTTTTTATTCGTTCTTAAAATAAATTCAATATCAGATAGTGAATTAACATAATCGTCAATCTCACTAGCCGTCATCTTTTGATCGTCTTCCATATGTCTTTTAGGACTCTGTGTATCATCGTCTTCAGTAGCGCCTTCAAGCTTATCTAGTGATACATTAAGAACCTTTGCGAATGCTCTTAGGCGATTCATTGGTGGCTGATTAATCTCTTGATTCAAAATAGCATTTACTGTATCAGTTGTTATCCTGGCGGCTGATGCCAATCGCTGTACTACATCAGCTCTTGATACATCATCATCGCTGGTCATTTCGTCAATTTTATCATTTAATATACTTACTAAATTTGAGCCTTTAGTATTCATGCTCTTGACTCCTAATAGGTCAGCTTCTGTATTCATGGGCATTAAAACAGGGGATATTTCAATAAGCTCTATCTCTTTCAGCATTCGCTTACCCTGCTCAAAAGCTTTCTTAATAACTCTAAAGCCAATAGAGAACTTTTTAATAAGTCCTTTCTTCATTAAAAAATGTGTTTCTCTCGCGCGCTGTATATTATCAACAAACAATTTGCCTTCGATAAGTAGACCGTGTTCATCTTCTGTGATTGATGTATACTCACCGATAACTTCTTTTGTATCGTGGCTAAAGAGCATAAATACTTTATCTGCTGGCTTACTAATAAGAGACTTAGCAAACGCGCCTTTAACGACGACATCACCGCCTAAATCTTCATTACCAAATGTAGAGCCATAAGCAACAAACGTACCCTTCTCTTCATCCATGTTTTTAATTTCAAAAGGAATTTCCATATGTCGCCTATTCTATATTAGTATTTTATATGTTATTATTATTATATATCGTTAAACTCGATGTTACAAACCATTGCATTATAAGTTATATCCCTTATAGTTAATATATCAGCGTTTAGAACCGCGAAACAATAGACACATTTTACCGCTTTACTGTTGAAAGCCATGCAATCGGGCTTTGTTCTAACTTCAGTAGGCGGTTTTTTTTATGGAGATATATAATGGATGAAAAACTAAAGAGAATTGACCCAATAAACTGCGGCTGCACTGATTGTATGATTGGCTACTCAAAGCCTTTGGATTATTGTGATAGCGATGATTTAAGGAAGCTATATAAAGGTAAGTTGCAAAACGCGGCTGATATTAAGGTAACTATTAGCTATGGCTGGGAGTATAATTGATGATAACAGATCAACTAAGAGAATATCTTGATGGTGCTTTTTGGAGTGGTGATGAGGTAGAAGACGATAGAGAGATTGTATTTAGTTTCGGAGCAGGACTGGATAGCACAGCTCTTTTGATAGAATTTATTAAGCGAGGTATAAGGCCTGATCATATAATATTTGCTGACACTGGCGGCGAACGTCCAGATATATACGCACATATTGAAAGAATGCAGAAGTGGCTAAAGCAATACGATCTTAAAATAACAATAGTAAAGAATAACAAAGAGACTCTTGAAGAAGATTGCATAAGAAGAAATACACTTCCATCTCTGGCGCTTGGCTTTCATACATGCAGCCAAAAGTATAAGATTAGACCTATTGCGCAATATCTAAGAAAGCATAAAATAACAAAGATAATTAAGATAATCGGCTATGATGCAATGGAGTTTGATAGAGCTGCAAGAAGTCTTAAATCTATCAGAGAAGGGAAGAATACAGAAGAATACAATATTGATTTTAAGATATGGTTCCCACTTATTGAGTATGGTCTACAGCGCAAAGATCTAGAGAAGATTGTTAAAGATAGCGGATTCTGCCCAGCTAAGTCATCTTGTTTTTACTGCCCTGCCATGTCAAGAGGTGAGGTATTCAAGCTCAGAGATATGTATCCCGAGTTGCTTGAAAGAGCGCTAAAGATGGAGGATGATGCCAAGCTGAATAACACTAAAGGGCTTGGTCGTTCATGGAATTGGCGGGAGTTAATAGAAGCAGATGAAAATCAGTTGAATCTATGGGATATGAAAGAGACTGGTGTATCGACATGTGGTTGCGTTAATTGGTAATTAGATAAAGCCTATTAATTTGGGCTAAATCTCCACCACTGAATTGCAGCGACAGTTAACAGTGTTCCCTAGGCTTGCGCCATGTCGGCGATCCTTGGGAAACATCAGCAATTCTCCACCCACAACAAACAATTCGTTTAGATCACGCTTCTGCCCATCTGCTTTTCTATGAGCTTTTCTTACTCTTGAGTCACTTACATCTACCCATTGCTTTCTAGGCTCTAATGATATCCCAGCAGATCTTGAAGCCTTTACTACTTCATTAGCCTCTACTTGTTGAGCCTGTTGAGCAATATCTGAAATTTGATCAGCCGCTATATTCGCGACTCTATTCTTATTCCGTTTATTAACCTGTTTGGCTATCTCCTTGGCTACATCTTCAGGACTCATAACAGCCTCTGATAATGCCTCTTCAGTCAAGACTTTAATCTGCTCATCGCGGATAATCTTCTCTGTGGTCCTTAATATAAATCCTGCTTGTTCGCGTGCTTGATTATTATAAAATGGTATTAAGGAGACTAATACAGCGGCTTCAATCCTTGCCCGTTCCGCCTGAACTTCTTTAATTAGCTCTTCATGCTCTGGGCTATCCGGTTCTACTTCTTTCATCAATCTACTTAAATGAGACGAAAAGAAAGCGCCTGTTTTTCGGTAGTTCTTCTTAAGGATTGCGGCCAGTTCTTGTTGGTAGTCATTTATATTAATTGGCAAGCCAGTGGCCGCAAATGATGCAAATATATCTACTGAGAGTAAAGCAAAGAAAGCCGTTAAATCACGCGATAAAGAACGCTCGAACGTACGCTTGTTTTCGTCATATCGTTCTGATAGTTCTAATTTTTCTTTCTCTGTGAGATTAACAACCGCCATAAATATCGCTGGCCTTAGTTTCTGCTTCTGACTGAGATAGTCCACCATCCATTATCCAAACTCTCAAGTGTTTACTTTGAAGTAGAACAGCATAGCGGC